TGAGTATATCCAGCTGCTGCTAGTGTTGCTGTTGGTGATGCTCCTTCAGGACCAGTAGTATGGAAGTTTACTGTTAAACCTGATCCGATAGCCACAATTGCAGAAAAGTCAGTTGTGAGTGCTGCATTAGCACTTGTTGCTGGGGTTGCATAAGTAGATGTAACTGTTCCTTTCAATGTTAAACTTCCACCAAGCGTACCTGCGGTATGTGCTGAATATTTACCATTTAAAATCTGATTAAATGTACCGGTGAATTTTCCAAACTGATATTTTGTATAGCTATTATTTCCCGCCGTTATTGGAGAAGATGAATAGGCAGTGGTACTATCATCAATATTTTTCCAATTACATTCTGCCACTGCTGTCGAACGTGTTGTCCCCTTTAATGGTGAGCCTGTTTGCGCTCCATGATCTTCATTAAATTCAAATGTCGCTGCCATAATTTTTTATTGTTAAATTAAATTAGAATACTTGGTCGAAGGGGAGATATGTTAGAGATTCTTTGCTCGACCATGCCGAGGGATACCCTACTGAATCCTTAATATATCCGACAACTCCTGTGCTTAAATTTAGTTGTTTGATGTACCAGTTTCCTATCTTATCTAAATATCCGAAATACATGGGAGTTCCTGAAATGTCTAGATTCGCATCTTTGTAATGTGAAAGAGAATCAAATTGAGTGTCTTCAGTGGCGGGGTTTATTTCTCTATTCGTCTTATCTACCAATCCCATTGCTCCATGAGAATGATAATAGACTGTGATGTAGTCGATGTTTAATCTATGAGAATTGTAATATGTAGTTACGTTGTGTACGATTCGAATCTTAGTATTTCCAGCAACGTCAGTATGGTCCAGGTTGAGGTCAAATGAATATGTTGCCATGCTCAACTGATTATTCATTCTATTGGAAGCTGTTGATACTGTGTCGTACGTTTCCGTATCCCAATTATATGCTTGAACTTCACACCAATGAGAAGCATCACCTCCAGCATGATAGTAACCGACTATTTTTAAATGAGAAGGAGCAATCGTAGGAGAAACAAAATCAAAATCAACTGTTAAACCTTGACCTGAAACTTCACCAAAAATAACCAAATTACCATCCTCTAAATGTGTGTCTTCAACACTACCACTTTGCAGATTTCCTTGAATCTGAGCATAGTCAGTTGCAAGTGTACAAACTGGGAGTCCTTCAATAACTTGGGCTTCAATAGCTGCTTTAACATCAAGCAATGTTTCTTCAGTGGCTACAATTGGATCAATCTTAAAAGTTCCATCAGGATTAATAACAGCCGGAGTAAAATTATTTAAACTACCATCGGGTGTCCCACCGATAGTCACATAACCACCCGTCCCTTCTGCTGATTTGTCCACTTTCCCCATTGACATAACTTATATTTGAATAGGTTTGTTAATAAAAACTGGACGTTCCACCACTACATCTTTTTCAATAATATTTACTTTCTCTACATCAATTTTTTTATCTACGAAAATTGGTTTTTCGACAGTGATTTCCACTGTTTTCATGATAGGTTTTTCTACAATTACATCTTTGTAGATAGGTCGTTCCACGATAACATCCTTGAATGTTACACGCTGAATAACCACATCTTTATAGACTGGCCTTTCAACTTCCACCTCAATATATTTTGGGATCTCAACTTCTTTGATTATATATTTTGGAACTTCAATTGTTTTTTCTACTTCCCGAATAACTGGGCGCTCATACTCCTTATCGATCAATAATGGTTTTTCATATTCCACTATTTTTTCTTTAAGCGTTGGAACATCAATTATTTTCTCCACAAAAGTGGGCACTTCTATTTCACGAACATGCTCAACAACCTTGATTGTATGTATTTCAAGTTGCTCTTTTCTTTCAGAATTTTTTCCTCCCATTCCCATAGTTTTGCAGTTTTAAAATTAAGCCCAAGAGATGATCTCCATAATAGTCCCAGCTGTTGCAGTTTGGAAATGTAATGTTTGGTTGGTAGTCAATCCGTCTTCGCTGTAACTTGCACCGGATTTGATAGTAATATAGTTCGTTCCTGATTCACCTTGGTTTACTCCCATTTTCACATCAGCAGCAGTTCTAGCCTGAACCACGAATCTTGCTGTTCCAGCAGGCAACGTATAATCATATTCAGTTGCAGCCAATGTCAGTACAAGGTTGGTCATAGTAGCCTTTGTTCCAGCCATTTTCACAGCATCTCCATTTTCATTATGTATGATTCCTTCCATATATTTTTTTGATTATTTTTTAAGACTTTTAGCCATTAAGATTTGGAATTTCTTGAACTCTCTAAGAACTTTCCTTTTTTGAAAAATCAATTGAGCTTGTTCAACTGGCACATATTTTCCCTCTATCACTTGGAAAGGTTTTCCTTCCAAAATAACTGGTGGAATATTTTCTTCAGAAATCGTAAGTTCATATTCATTCTTGATTTCTTCTTCAGTAGAAATTTCAGCAGTTTGCATTTCAGCAATTTCCGACATCATGCCATCAATAGTTCCCTTTACGAGATCAATTTTTTCTTGTTCTTCTTTCACGATCGATTCCAATCGAGCAGTTTCTTCCTCTTCAAGTTTCTTGGATGCTTCTGCTTCAGCAGCAACCACTTTTTCTGCCTCAATTGCTTCAGCTTCGATCTTTGCTTTTTCCTCTTCGCTTAATGCTTCACCTGCTTCCAATGCTTCTTTTGGAATTTCTTCACCGGTAACTGGGTCCACAATCATAACCTCTTCAGGACTTAATGTTGAGGGATCAATGTTTTCTGCGCTCTCTTCACCAGCAGTTTCCTGTGCGAGGATTTCTGCTAGTTTATCTGCTGGTTTCTTAGCCATAAATTTTTTCTTAATTTAATTAACTTACTTATAGCTACCCCCGAAGGGGCAGCGTATAAGAAAACTAAGATTATGCTGTGTAAGCGCCTCCGTCTCCCTTTGAACCAACGATTCCTCTCCAGTTTTTGTAACCAACTTGCCATCTAGCAGAAATGTCATAAACAGTGTTTTTGTTCTTGTTATCAACGTACACTGAAGTCGTGATACCTTTACGTTTGTAAAAGATAGCAGGAGATTTCAATGAATCGATAAGGAACCACGCTGTGTCAGATCCACCATTTTGCGCATTGATCCATTTGGTCGAAATAACAGTGATAACACCATCGTAGATGTTAAGGTCGTTATTAGGAGTTCCTGAACGAAGCTTGCTGTTCGTGATGATACGAGCAGTCTTTTCCAATGAATCCGGTACCAACAGGATCAAACGACCTGAACCAATGTTCATAGGAAGTCCACGATCATCAACTTGTCTTCGAAGTTGCTGTTTAAGGATTTCAAGGTTTGTTTCAGAAAGCACAACACCATTGGTGTCAGCGTTTGAAACTTGGGTTCCATCAGATTTAAGAGGATGCTTTGTTGAACACATCGGCACACCATCAGAATAAAAAGTCAGATCAACTGGCAAAGATGCTTGCGCAGTAAATGCTTTGTTGAAAAGACTGAAAGCTGATCGGTCAAATTCCATAAGGAATCCAGTGTTCAAGTCATGCGCCTCACTCATCTTCTCGCTAAGGTCGTTATCGAGGTCATCCTTCTCTTCTTCAGTAATTTCCAAAGAGTTGGTTTTCTTGATGAATTTGAACTCAACAACATAACCCGGGAAGCGGCTGTCAGCAGCATAGTCTTCACCTTCAGTTGTCAAAGTCGGGAAACCAACACCAGTTTTTGAAGTGATTCGCTCCATTGCCTTATCAGAAGTTTTTTCTTTGAAAAGACGTGTGAAGTTATTTGCTTCAATACCCAATGCGCTATCAATTCCTAGGGAATAAGCTGAATCGGCTTGGTTCTCTACTTCAGAGAATTTTGCTCCAATACCTTTGATCCAACCCTCGCCCCAAGATGCTCGTGTTTCTACATTCATAGGATTGTAAAACTAATTATAAATTAAAAACTAACCAGCGAATGATTATATTCTCAATTCGCTGTTTGCAATACATACCAAAAGTTCAGTAGGTTTTGCAGGGTTTGGACCAAAAGAATAAAAATTCGTAATAGTCGCTTCAGTTCGAGTTGCAGTTGTTTCCAAAACGAAACCAGCTTTGGTTCCAGCAGAATCGGTGTTGATCTTTGCACCACGAAGGTTAGAAGATACAGTCGTTCCAATAGTTCCAGTTACTTCTGCTGAATAAACAGATTCCTCTGAAGTATCCACGAAAGCGTAGATGCTTGTATTAGCTGCACCAGTCGTAATAGATGGTGTGCTATTTCCACTTGCTACTCCGGCTACAACAGCAGCTGGGCGAAGTGCCAATCCTCTTGCATCACAGAAATCTGAAATTATACCAAGGATAGGTTTTGCAGCAACAGCTGGAAGTCCTACACCAGTTGTGCCAGTTTCAATTGCGTCTCCAATCTTGAATGCAGTAGAAGAACCAAGCAAAACTATTTCTAGTTTGCGGCCAACACCACCGATTGATTTTACATACTTCAACATATAGTTTTAGTAAATTTAATTATTATTCCACTCCCATCAAAGTCATGCGACCTGATTTGAGTTTTTCATTGAACGATTTCATTCCGGCTTCTGACACGCCAGCATTTTCGGCAATTTTTCGATCCTTGGCTGTGAGGCCATCATTCTCCAAACTGTCTTGCTTAATCGTTCCACCACCACCGGATTCCGCAGCTATCTCGGCCTTCTTGGCTTCGATGGACGGATCGGCCTTTTTACCTCCCACGATCAGGCTGGCTAATTCCATCTGTTCGTAATAGGTACCGGCCTCTGGACTAATCTTTGTTTCCATAGTGTCCAGTAACAAGGCGAATCTCGCAGAATCTTTCAGAAATTCAGGATGTTTTTCGAAAAAAACAGTGCGTGAATCTTCTTTTTCTTTGAGCTCTTTCCTTTCTTGCTCTTCGTAGAAGGGTTTCATTTTCTCTTCCACCATGCGAGCTGCTTCGGTCATCACATCAACTGTTTCAGTTTTATCCTCAACGATTGGTGCTTTTTCCTCTTCATCTTCGTCATCCCAAAATTCATCCTTTTTAGGGGCCTCTTTTTTTGGTTCAACTTTGACCTCAACTTTTTTCTCGGGTTCTTTGGTTTCAGTTTTCACTGATTCCTTTTCTTCGAGTTTCTTTTTGAGATCACGTTCTCGCATTTCGGCTTCACGAGCTTTTCGAAGGGCTTGATTGTGTTCATTAACACTGATCTCTTCACCTTCTTTTTTGAAACCTGCGGCTTTCGCCTCTTCCTCGGCCTTATCAGCTTCAGCTTTTTCCGCTTCGGCCTTTTCGGCTTCCGCTGCTTCGGCTGCTTCAGCTTCGAGAGCTGCTTTCTTTTCTTCTTCATCCATAATTTTTTTTCATCTCTAACCTGTTTTTAAGCAAGTGGTGGCTCCACTGGGTGAGATAATTATAAAATTAGTATTTAACTCCTGCTCGCCTGTTGCCAACAAACTTTTTCTGCCTTGCGGCTTCTTTAGTTTTTGTTGCGGGCTTGTGTTCTATAAAGCGTTCCCTTAATAGAATGAAAGCCAGCACCATGCCCTTATACTGGGGATCTTGGGTATATAAAAATTGATTCTTGTACGCATCCGCACACTGCTCAAAAAAATCAGGGAGCTTCTTCAGGTCTTGGCTTTTGGCCATGACGCTGAAGAGCCTTCCAATTTCTTTTTCACTCATTTTCTTGTAGGAATGGATTCCTAAAAGTTTAAGCAAAAGTGTGATGAGCAGCGGGCGGATGTATTTGAGCATAAATTTATTGTATTGGCGCAGCCGGTGCGCCGGGAGCTCCAACTGGAACTGGTGGCGTATTCTCGGTTACGTTAGGAGAATTTTTAGGGGTTGGCTTAATGTAAAACTTCTGCGGATTCTTACCCAATGATGTGAGCCATTCGATAACAACCTCGTCAGCGTTGAGCAATGGATTGAGTTTAGCCTCATCGAGCAGTACTCGTGCCAATTCGATTCGCTGTGAGCGAGTGTATGACATTTCATAATCTTCTTCGATGCGGATCTCAAAATCATGGGAGAGCATTTCCTCGGTGATGTGAAGCCATCTTCGATTCTTGCCCGGCTTATCGATCGGGAGTTGGCGGAAAACATCTTTTGTTTGTTTCACACCCTTGATCCTGATCGGCATTCCTTTTTCATCCACGATGTCTGCCTGTCCAACTGGTTTTTTATAGAACTGCTTAATATTCGGTATGCGTAGTTCGGCCCTTCCACGAATCAGCTTGTATATGAATATTTGAAAGGTAGAAGCAATTCTTTTGGCGTTTTCATCAATGATCACAGCCTCTTTTGCAGTTTTGCGTGAGCCACCAACACCCTGTGAGTTGGTATCGATGGATGTGTTCACATCAGCTCTTTTTTCCAGCCAGTCGAGGAGCATGAATGAGCTTTGGCTTGCGCCGGACATATCCATTTCCTTGATTTGCGTAATGTCTCCTGATGTGCGCACCTGTTTTCCCGGGAACAGTTGGTAACTTTCGAGTTCCACGCCCATTCCAAGAAGGATTGGCTTGTGAATCGAAAGGATTTCCTGATCTATCATCATTCGGAGCACCGCATTGATCGTGTCTTGCTCACCAGCGATCAAATCCGGCAGCGCTTTTCCATATTGGCATTCTTCATCAGCCATCTCGAAGAATGTTTTTACGAAAGGAAGGCGCTTGTGATCGAATGGCAGTGGGCAAACCTCATCTTCCTTCTGCGGATTGATCCAAATTCCGTTCGCTAAGAGGATATATTCGTCTTCGAGCTCGTTGTAGTACTTAACCACCTCTACGATGTCTTTACGATCAGTTTTGAGCTTCTTGTAGTCGCTTCCGTCAGGGTTTGTATAGCAGATTCCGGCTGAAACGTGTTCAGCGTTGGGAAATTTACCATAGCGCTTGGAGAAAACATGCTTGGTGAGGTATTCAACCTTGAAGCAGTCTTCTTCAATGTCCGCATGAGATTCATTCATGTAAAAATCCAAGATCGGAACGATGTCGCAAGTAATTTGCCCTGCGCCATCTTTGATAACAGTTTTTTCAATGAACTCAACTTGGCCTGTCTCTACATCAATGCTGGTAATCTCTTTAACTTTCTTCTTTATTTCAGTATATTTTTCCTCAACGATCACAGTACCTTTGACTGCTGCGGACAAAATCTGCAAATAGGTTTTGTATGATCCATTCTCTTTTCGGTGAGAATAATCGTAGGCATCAAACATATCTTCCGCAAATTTGTCAGCCTCTTCAGTTTCTCCAATAAGATTCAGGTAGGGCCGGGTTGCTGCGACCATAGCCACAACCGCCTTCACCTTGCCACGAGTCTTATTATCGAATATCAGAGATTGCCAATCTTCTTTGGATGCTTTCAGTTCCGGGGATACGATTCCGTTATACGCATTCGTATTGTCATTCACATATTCTTCCAGTGTGCGCCCATCAAATTCTTGCCGGGGCTTATCACGCTCTATTTTCATTTCTTGGATGCGCTTTACAATTCGGCTGGCAACCTCCACCTGTTTATCAGAAGGGGTATAGCCAAGCGCTGCATTTTTTTCTTCTGTTGTAGGTTTTTTCTTAGCCATTAGTATTTTGCCTGATTATGAGATTTAGACAGCGCATGATACTTGGAATATTCCTTATCAATACGTTTCACTACGCCGGTGATCATTTGATTCACACTCGCCAAGGCATCGATAATATCGTCAGTTGCGCCCCTTGGAAATCGAGTTAATTCGCTTTCAAGAATCTTGGTGTTTTGATCATCGCTGTTGTGATAGATATTTCCGATAGCATAGCGAGGCTGAAGACCCTTGATCTTTCTTGCCTTATCGGTATCCGCCTTAACTTCTTTCACAACCATGCTTCTCACGATGGAATTTTTTCGTTTCTTTTCTTCATTGATGAAGTAAATTAACGATTTTTGGTACGCTACTGATTCAACTCCCACTGCTATTGGCTGCCAACGCTCATACATTGCGAACAGCGCCTTAATAGTTTCGATCGGATCCATGCGCATTCGGATTATCTCCAAAACATAGATGCGATTCAGTTGATCAACGAGTACCGCTACAATCGCAGTATAATCGGCAGTCTCACGTTTGGAGATGGCCGGATCAACCATGATGTAGATATTGTGAGGGCGTTTCTTAATGCTCTCTAATTGGAGTTTGTTAAAATAGTGAAACATTTCCCGATTGAAGATTGCATCCTCTTCGGAAACTGGTTCATTAAAATACTCTTGGTAGAAAGCACTATCGCCTTTACCATCAATGGCCATTTCAGATCTTTTGTTTTCCAGTTTCTCGATGGTCCAATAAGTTGGCCACAAAAGAACACGATCTTTATCCCACGCTCGAAGAATTTCTCCATCGTGATTTTTGATCAGTGTGGAAAGCAATGAATCGTCATGCAAAATGGTTCCCCACATCTTTGTCACACCATTGCGATTGTCTTGCGCCGGGATGATTCCTTTGATGTAGTTTGATAGATATTTTTGACGTTGCTCAACATTTTCAATGTGCTCATCAGATTCAACATCATCAAGCACGATGCGTGTAGGTCGGGTATGGCGTGATTTCAAACCTCGAATAGGCGAATCGAATCCCTTACCACGAAGCCTGCATCCATTGATGAAGAAGTCTCCGACTGAATCTTTCAAATTATCTTGTACTAAGTTATTTTGAGAACCTATTTTTGATAGCTCCCCATAAACCCACAAGATGCGATCATTCATTTTAAATTCTTCTCGAATCGCTTCGAGAACTTCACTTGCCTCCGTAAAGGTCTTCTCAATAAGAACGATAAATTCATCTAAGCCATTAACCAAGCTGTAACAAATGCACAGCTGGATCAGTGTGGTCTTACCGAATCCACGAGGATATGCGTTATACTCGTTCTTATGATTGAAAAACTTTCTCACTAAGTTGAAGTGAAATCCCGGTGATGCGCTCGGAAAATATTTCGGCAGAAAAAAATGCCCCCACATAATGCACTTGATCGCCAACTCATCCAATGATTCGAATGTCGCAAAAAACTTTTTAATGAGCAGCTTGTCTTCGGTTTCCATGATCGTCTCAAATTCTTTTCCGAAGCGTGTGATTGTTTCCTGAAATTGTTGGGGATTTAGCATAATTTTATTCTGCGAAATTTCTCATCCTTAATTTCGTTTCCTCTTTCTCTTCACGAGTGAGGCCAGCGAAAACAGTGTGATCAACTTCAGTCTTATCTTGCCATCCAAAATTTTTAAGGGTAAAAATGCAGCCGGTAGGGTTCTGCCTCAAATGCAATTGCTGCTCAACATACATTTCAATGAAATTTTTCAGCCGGGAAGCGATGTCCTTGAAGGCAATCTTGTCAGGTTCCTTGGATTCCAATTTTCGAAGGCGCAGCAGATGTTCTGAATCGGTGCCCAGCGCATAAGCCAAACCGGAAATTGTCAGAGGCCTTCCAAACATGATTTCGCTTTCGAGATAATCGCAGCCGATCTTGGCCAATCCTTGCGGTGTAAATTTTTGATCCTTGCGGGCCTTCTTGTAATTGGCTTTCATGTGATCCGCCAGCATCCCTCGAAGCTGTCCAACTCTCTCCATCCAATAAGCCATTTCCATTCCAGCAGCAACGCCGGTAACAGTTTTCGGAACTTTCAAAACCCCAATCTTGCGTGGGGACTTATCTTTGCCTCTCCCCGGGGCATCAGCCAATTTTCTAAGGTTCGTACCTTTAGGGGATCTTAAATTTGCTTTCTTTTTCGCCATGTTGCTGCGTAGGGATTCGAACCCTAATCTTCGGCTTATGAGGCCGATATGCTGCCATTACACTACGCTGCTATTTGGGGTCTAGCCCCAATCGCAAATATCTACAATTGCCAGTGCTCAACATTGAGTGAATGTTATACCGGGGAAGGCGTATGAGCGCACCGGACAATCAAAAATAAAATTGCTGCCCCCTAATGGTGTGGTCGAATACACCAAAAGGAGTTTATGCTCCCTGATCCCCATCAGGAGGCAGCGATCTTAAATCAGCAAGCCTTCGCCTTTCCGCCAGCGCCTCGGGTCATCGTAGCTTTTGCAAGCATCGGTTTTCCCTTAGGACCCATAGTGGATTCGGATTTCACATCCTTTTTGGTTTCGGCATCCTTCATTCCCTTTTTTGCTTCAGCCATTTCGGCCGGGGTCATCATTTTTTTCATAGGGGTAAAAATTGATAATAAAAAAGCACCTCGTAAAGAAGTGCCTTCAGAAACGCCTTCCACAACATTTCCGAAGACAGTTCTGTGTGAAAAGCCTTTCAGGTTGTGGAAGAAAAATATTTTCAATCTACTACACCCATTATAGCATACTTTTCAACAAAGGTCAATAAATAGCTTATCGGGTAGATCCGGGTGTTTCAATCTGTGGCATTTTCTGCACAAAACTTGCAAATTTTCCCGCAGGTTATTCTCAACATTCTTGTCTATGTGATGAATGCACAACTTTTTCTTGCGATTGCACTCGCTGCATTTTTCCCGGGGGATATTCAGAAGCTTGATCGCTTGGTTGGCTATATAGCGAATAGCTTTCGCTTTTGAAATTTTAGAAATTTTTTTGGTCTTTTCCATTTTAATCTCTTTTTCTTTTTTGAATTTTTTGGGATTGAATTTCCAAAAAGACATCGGACGCAAATGACACCCACAATATTTTTTGTTGGAATTGCTGGCCATAAAAGCCTTTTTACATTTTTCGCATATAATTTCGGGCATATAAATATTATAACACATAAATATAGCAAAAGTATATAAAATTCTTAAAATTTTATCGGGGAATCTTTTTTTTAGAAATATTTTTTGGCTTAGATAAGCCTATCAATAGCCCTTGACAAATAGTCTCTTTTAGAAATTTCTGCGTGGGGAAGGATGACTGGGTCCCCGATGGCACAAAGGCACCCCTGGGCTGCTCCCACC